GGCAGGACGAGCTTGGCGACGCCCTCACGCCGACCAAACAGACATGGCAGTTCGACGGTATGCGCGACAGCTTCAGCGCTGTCTTCGCCGCCGCTGCCGGCATCCCGGTGAACGACGTGCGCATCCTGATCATTGCCGGCTCGCTCGCCACCGAGCCACGCATTGACGACAAAATCCAGTGTGAGGGGCGTTGGTTTCAGCTGCGCTCACGCGTGTCGGTCGACCCGGCGACTGCCACGTACACTTACGCCGGCTTCGAGGTGCCAGCACCATGAGCATACTTGGTATCGTCCTCGTCGTCCTTCTGATCTTGCTCGTCGTCGGCGCGTTCCCGAACTGGGGATATTCGTCGACTTGGGGCTACGGCCCTTCTGGGCTGCTCGGTGTCGTGCTCATCGTGATCGTCATCCTCTTGCTCATGGGGAAGCTGAACATATGAGCGTCACGTGGAACCAAGCCGAACTGATGGCTAGGCTGCGCCCGGCGATGGCACGTGGCGTCGTTAAGGGTGTCGAGCTTATTCGCAACGCCGCGATCAATTCCATCCAGCAGGGCGGCAAGACCGGTCGTACTTATCGACGGCGTGGTGTCGTGCATCGTGCGTCGGCACCCGGTGAAGCTCCCGCCAGCGACACTGGTCGCTTGGTCAACTCGATCACTACCAGTTACGATTTGGAGCAGTTGAGCGGCACGGTGCAGGCGGGTACCGAGTACGCGCCGTGGCTGGAATTCGGCACCGCCAAGATGGAGCCGCGCCCGTTCATGCGGCCGGCGCTGATGGAGAACGCCGAGGCGGTCTTGGAAAGCATCGCCAACGAAATCAGGACGGCACTGTGACCGACGATCTCGACCTCACCCAGTCGATCCGCGATGGTCTCCTCGCCGAGCCACTGATCGCCGATGCGCTGCCCAACTACGGCAGCAATGGCAAGACCATCTTCACGCGGCGGCCGGTGCCGAGCGATGCGCCTTACCCGATGATCGTGATCTCGCAGGACGTGTCGGTCACTGATCAGGACGGCATCGACCATGAGAAGTCGGTCGTCATCCGCGACATCGCCGTTTACGGCAAGAACGAACCGGCGGCGGCGTTCCGGCAGGTCGTCGATATGGCTTACGTCGTGCGTCACCTGTTTCACAGCCGGCGTGACACGCTCTTTCCCATTGGCGAGTACAAGCTGATCGACATTCGTGCATCGGGTCCGCGTGCGGCCCCGACCGACGACTTGCAAACTGTGGGCCGCTTGGTGGAGTTGACCGTGCGGTTGGCCAAACTCGATCCACGCGCAACACTCTGACACTGTCCCTTGAAAGGAGAAGCTTACCATGGCAATCTTCGCAACAGCTGGTTCCAAAATCTTCATCGGCGGTCCCAAGGACGCCGAGTCTGGCAGCTTCGACGTCAGCGATTTCGCCAGCCAGAGTTGGCAGGAAATCGGGTGGGCCGAAGCCATCGGCGAGTTCGGCGACGAGTCGTCCGAAATCACCTTCGATGCCATCGGCGAGGGTCGGACACAGAAGCTGAAGGGCATCCGCAACGCCGGTACCATGGCCGCACGTTTCGGTATCTCGTCGTCCGATCTCGGTCAGATCGCGCTCCGCGCCGCCGAGGCAGTGCCCAACGACTTCGCCTTCCGAGTCGACTTCAACGACGCGCCCGTCGGTGGTCAACCCAGCCATCGCTATTTCGTCGCCAAAGTGATGAGCGCCCGCGAAGTGCTCGATACGGCCAATAACGTGGTGCGCCTCAACGCCAGCTTGGGCGTCAACTCGAACATTGTGCAAGTGCAGGCGGCCGCGTCGCTGTAAGGGTGAGGCTTGGGTCCGACTTGGACAGCCGGTGACTTGCGCCGGCTGTTCGTGTCATAGTGCACCCTTCCTTGAGAGGAGAGGGTCAGTACATGGTAGTCAAACTGATGAGCAATCAGATCGGCGCTGGCGATGTGCCAATCACTATCGATGGTCAGGAAATGGTGCTGAAGCCGACATGGGCGGCGGCGCAGGCGATCTCGCGCATGAACGGCGGCATCATGGGGGCCATCGACAAGGTGGTCAAACTTGACATCGAAACCATCATTGCGATTGTGCAGGTGGGTCTCGGTTACGGTATGGGCAAGCGCGCGCCGACCGACCTCGCCGAGAAGATTTGGCGCTCTGGCTTGACCGATGAGAGTGGTTTCATGGTCGAGCGCTGCGTTACTTATCTGCGCACACTTGCCAACGGTGGTCGTCCGCCACCTGCGCCCGAGGAAGACGAAGAGAAGGACGAGCACGAGGCCGGCAATGGTAAGGACGTCGCTAGTCTGAACCCTTAGAATGGCAAGATAGTTACCAGCAGTTTCTGGACCATCTTGCCGAAGTCGCACTGGGCTGGCTGCACTGGTCGGAGGAGCAGCTGTTCTCCTCCGATATCAATTCGATCACTGTCGGCTTCACGGGGATGCAGACCTTGTTGACCAGCATCTTTGGTGACGCCAAGTCCGACGAGGAGGGCCGCCCTGTGCCGCGTGCTGCACCTCCACCACCCGTTCCAGCCCCAGTCCCGGTACCCGTGACAGCGCCAAAGATTGATTTGGCGTCAATGCCTGTTGATCAGTTGCCAGTGTTGACCCCTAGCGACTTCGACCGGATGTTCTCCGGTAACATGAAGGCGAATTGACGTGGCGCAAGAGCTAGGCGAAGTAAATGTAGTTGTCCGTGTCGTCACTGGCGACATGGAGCAAAGCCTCGCGCGGGCGCGCAAGTCGGCCGAGGACTTTTCCAACGCGTCGCAGGGGCACTTCAAGAAATCCGAAGCGGCGATGGAAGGCGCGCGCGCACAGGCTGAGCTTCTCAAGTTCGCGATGGATAAGCTGAAAGAGGCGATGGTCCTTGGTGGCGTCTCGCTCGGTATCGAGAAAGTCATCGAGGTGACATCGGCATGGACCGATCTTAACTCTCGTTTGACCGAGTTGACCGGTTCCGGGAAACAGGCCGAGGCCGCTTTCAATCGGCTGATCGACGTTGCCAATCGTACTTACAGTTCGGTTGACCGCACTGTCGAGGGCTACCTCGAACTGAGCGAGTCACTGAAGGGTCTCGGACTGAGCAACAAGACGACGCTCGACTTCGTCGAAGCGTTGAACGATGCACTGGTGGTTTCGGGTGCCAAGGGTGAGCGCGCCGTCGCCGTGCAAGAAGCACTGACCCGCGCCATGGCGACCGGCTCGTTGCGTGGCTATCAATTGAACACGGTAATCCAGCGTGGTGGCAAGGTAGCCGAACTGTTGGCCGAGCAACTTCATAAGACTGTGCCACAACTGCGCGAGTTAGGTAGAGAGGGGAAGATCACTGGTGACGTCATTTTGCAGTCACTGGTCGGGAATATAGATGAGTTGGGCAAGGCCGCCGACCGGATGCCGGCGACGATGCTCGATGCCTTTTTGCGTGTTGGCAACTCGGTCTCAGAATTCATTTACAAGGTCGATAAAGGCACTGGTGGGACGAGCGCTCTCGCGGCTGGGCTGGTCGACGTTGCCAAAGCTATCCATGACTCGGTTGAGCCGGCTATTCGCCTGATCAACGGGTCGATGGAAGGCTTGAATAATATGATGACCGGGTTCGGTGTTAACTCGGCGGCGGCTGGTGAAATCGTCAGAGACGTTTTCGTGGTCATCATCGGCGGCGTCGCGGTGCGCGCCACAATAGCTTTGGCCGAGGCCATTGGCAGACAGCTGGTCGGGGCTGTCATGCTGCTTACTCGTGCCATGATCCTCAACCCGATTGGTCTGTTTATAACTGCCTTGGTGGCGGTGGGTGTTGCGGTCTACGAGTTGCGTGACAAGATCAAGACTGCGTTTGGCGTCGACGTCATGCAGGGGATGAAGGACTTCGGTAACGCGGTCATACGTGGTTTCCTGATCACGTTCGACACAGTCAAATTACTGGTCGCTAGTTTCACGACTGATTTTTTGGCGACGTTTGCCAGACTGGGCCATTCGATGGCGCAGGTGTTGGTGTCTGGCTTCATCGCTGCAATGAACGCCATCACTGATTACCTTAATTCGCATCACCTCAGTGCAATCGCGGGCAATCGTATCAATCCCGACGATTTCAAATTGCCGGACTCTCCCGCCGAGAAGTCCAAGGAACTTGATGATTTAACAAAATCCATCAATGAAGACATTCTGAAGGTGATGAAGACCGACTACATCAAGTGGTGGGGAGATTTGGCCGTTGGCGTCGATAAGGCTACCGACTCCACTGATAAGGCGGGCAAGGCGACCGAGCACATTACTGCCGAGACCGAAGCCCATGCCAAGGCGATGGCCAAGCTCAAGTACGAATTAGACACTGCATGGTTCACGCCCGAGCAGAAGGCAGTCGCCGACGCCTTGCACGGTGTTTTCGACGATCAGTGGCAGGCGCACGCGAATGACGCTGTCGCCGTGATGGCGAAGTTTAACTTCGAAATACAACAGCAGAGGACCGCCCTCGATGGCATGAAGCAGACGGCCTTCCAGATACAAACCATGTTCATGTCGGCGGCCGATGCGGCGGCCGCGCAGGCCATGCACAGTGCATTCCCCGAAGACTGGGAAAAGCACATGCACGATGCCGCCGCCGAGATGGAGCGGTTCAATTCACATCTGAAGGACGCCTACAGTCTCACGCGCGATTTCACCGGCACCTTCGTGCACGGCCTCCTCGACGGCAAGACCGCCCTCGACAGCTTGAACGACGCCCTCAAGAATCTGGAAAACAAGATCATCGACATGGCGCTCGACGCCGTCGTGCAGGGCTTCTTCGCCATGCTTACGGGGACCAGCGGCGGCACCGCTGGCAACAT